TTTTTTTTTATTTATTTAAAAGGTTTAAAAGATGACTATTTTCATGCCCAAAATTGAAGAATCTTGGTATACCCAAGAAGAATGGGACACCTGGATGAAACAGTTGATTGACCATCAGGGATTATTAAAGACCCACAAACCCATTTATTATCATTCTAAAAATGCGTTAATTGTTGAATCTGTTTTTATTCATTTAATTGAATACTTATTCAGACATCCCAAGTATACTGTTCCCTTTTATTCTTATTCTGATCGTTTTTATAATCAAGTAGAACAAAAGAAAATGATGTTCTCTTTGGAAGAACACATAGAAATTACCCAGATTTCTTGGAGTTTAATCCGAAAAACATTAAACCAACTTAAAATGTGAGGAATTTATTTACAATGAACAAAGTACCTACTATTTTCTTTTTAAAAGAAAATCAATTATCTGATCCCGAAGCCCGGGCTATGTTGGCTGGATTTTATTCACGCTCTACTGAATCTGTTTTAACAAAGATCGAAAATAAGAGCATTCAAGAAATTAAAGAATCGTTAAAAAAGTATGCTATTGGGTATGGACATAAATCTCTGTTAGATATGGCTAATACTCCTTTAATGTTTATTGAGGGAGTTTCTATTTTAGCAAGTAAAGCTTTGGAATTTTTTAAACTGGGAAACTATCAAGAAACCTCTACTCGATACTTAGATTTTTCCAAACAAGAATTCTACGATCCGTTAATCACTAAAACAGACATATCATCATATCTAATTCAGCAATGGCTAAACATTTATTCTTTTTGTCAACCCGTCATTCGAAAAGAATTAGAAAGGAAATTTCCCAAGGAAATTTTTAAACAACAACAGGGTGAATTATTTTCAGAACGGGTGTATCAAAATACATTAAATGCTAAAGTCTTTGATATAACCCGATCTCTTTTACCTGCTGCAATGAAAACTAATGTAGGCATTTCTTTAACGCTTTCTTCAGCAAAAGAGTGGTTGGGACTGTTGATTCAACACCCCCTGCCCGAAGTCCGTTATCTGGCTGATTTAATCTTTATTCAATTACATGAGACATTTCCATACTCGTTTGATTCTTTGGTACATTTTTATCAAAAAAGTAAATTGCTCCCTGAAGCTGCAAAACATGAATTTTATTTTTACAATGATGATACTTTTGTTGTTGATGAAACGAAGATAAATTGTTTTAAACTGTTGGAAGCTATTGATTCTTTTTCTGATGAAGAATACAAGATTTGGTTGCTTCTTTGTGAACGAAAGAACCCAGACACCTTTTTTCAGTTTCCTTCTTTTCTTGCTAAACTAGGTTCTATTAAAATTGAGTTTACCCTGGATTATGGTTCTTGGAGAGATTTACAACGACATCGAAATGTGCTTTATAACCAGAGTTCTATTTTAACCGGGGGGATTGAAAACTTTGCCTTTGAAGAATACTTTGATTGTTTGGACAACAAAGAATTAAAAAAATACTTGGAGTTGGCAATTTTTAAACAATTTGAAGCTATTAGAAAACTAAAAAATGCGTTTGAACTGTCTGAAGAAGAATATCAGTATCTTTATCCTCTGGGAACAAAGGTAAACTGTCAATTGGTTTGTTCTTTACCTGAATTGGTTTACATTTTAGAATTACGATCTTCACCTTCTGTTCATTACACATTACGTCAACGCATTCAAGAAATTTATTCAAAATTACCCAAAGTATTAAAAACATTTGTTGCCCTTAATAAAGAATCTTCTTTTTTTGATTTAAAAAGAGGTACAGAGGATATTTTTGAAATAGAAGAAAAATCCCATGCCTGATTTTTACAACAACATTCCTACTATAAAGAAAGCTGGAGTTTCCTATCAGTACACTGAAGAAGAATTAAAAGAGTATGTAAAATGTGCCTCTGATCCTCTTTATTTTGCTGAACATTATGTGAAAGTTGTTCATGTTGATCGAGGATTGGAGATGATTCAATTGCGACCCTATCAAAAGAAATTGTTGAAGCATTTTACTGAAAATCGCAATTCAATTTGTCTGTCTTCCCGTCAATCAGGAAAGTGTGTAGGAGGAGAAACAGAGATTTTAGTGAAGGATGGGAATCAACTCACATCGTGGAAAATTGGGGAATTGTTCCTTAAAATCCTCGATCAACAAAAAACCCAGGAAGATCATCATACAACTGATTGACATAATTCTGTTGAATTTGTTTAAGTTTTTGATCTTCTAATTCCATCAATTCAATAAATTGTTGTTCACGGATAACCCAAGCAAATAAAATCAAACAGATGGCAAGATCATCTGTTTGACCACTTCTTGCTTCAAACGATCCATCTTTCCTGACTAAAGATGATAATTCTCGAAGAATTGAAATGTCTGAAATATCCAACAACCCTTCTTCAAACAACTGAATCAGGGAAGACAATCCCAGAGATTTAATAATTGCTGTCGTTTTTACTCCCAGTTTTGTAGTTTCCTGGGAAAAGGGTGAAACAATCCGTTGACGTTTAACTGTGGTTTTAATGATGTTGACATATTCATAATAGGTATACAGCGTAGTGGCGATATCATGGATATTCACTTCTGGAATAAGGAGAGCCTCGTTGTATTTTGTACAAAAGGTGAAAACTGTTTCAATAAAAGAAAAAATAGACACTTCATTGCACTTATAAGTAAACACCACCTTGTAAGGTTTATTCTCATTCTTTTGGGGAATTTTGATGATCACCAGAGTTGAATTGTCCCCATCACCTTTACCTTCAGCAACATCGGCAATCGCTAGATACTGATACTCTTTTTGGGGATATTCAAAGATTTTAATTTCATTGCCTTCTTTTAGGGGAGTGTGTACAGAAAGTGTTTTTAACAAAGAAACTGGAATCACTACTGAGGTATTTCCAAAAAATTCATTACCATATTCTCGATCAAATTTCTTTTGACCCAGGTCGGAAACGACTTGTGATTTCCATTCTTCAGTTCGACCAGGAACATCATTCCATTTGATTTCGATGGGTTTAAATGTGTTTTTTTCTTCTTGAGCATCTTTCCACAACTCATAAAAATGATTGAGGTCTTTTGCTGAAGAAGTGATAATGATCTTTGTTTCTTCACCCGATGAAATTGTTGGATAAGTTGAAGAATAAAATTCCTCAAAGATTTTTTCAGGAATGAAGGCACAATTAGCAGAAATCAGTGTGTTGTTGACAAAGAATTGTTCCCCAGGAACTCCTTGAATTGTAAACAATGTAAATTTTCCAGGAATCAAATTCTCTGAAGATACCAGCCAGGGATGGGAACAAGATGACAAATCACGAAGTTTAATGGGTGTTTGATCAATCCACAGTTGATGATCCAAAGAACCCCAAATCTCCTCACCCGTGATAAACTTGATTTGTTTAATCAACGTGTGGGTGGATGATTTGATTCCCTGAAAGGATTGAAATCCAGAAGGGGTTAAAATTTCATATTTTGTATTTTTAAAAGTTGCCATGATCCAAAAAAGAGAGGTTCACTTGTATGATTGACAGACATGAAGTTGCAGAAGACCTAATCATCTCAGAAGAATTGTTAGTAGAATCCACTAGAACCCCACAACTTCATAACAAATATAACGTTCTTTGGTTAAATTTATCCAACCAACTTGCTAGGTATTTAAAACAATTAAAATCACTAACAACACAAAAATGGGAGTATTATTCAGGAAAGGCATCTCCTGAAATATACAAAGAGAAACCTTTTCAAATAAAAGTCATTAAAACTGATCTTCATTTTTATTTGGAACAAGATGAAGAGTTGTCGGAATTAACTTTAAAAATTGAGTGTCTTAAAAATGAATTAAAGTTCGTTGAAGAGACTTTAAAACAAATCAATCAACGAACTTTTCATATTAAAAACTCAATGGACTACCTGAAGTTTATCAATGGAATCAATTAGGTGTCTTCTTTCACGACATCAGTGATTTCACCTGGCTCATCAACAAGTTGACGAACCCAATACTGGAATCGGAAGGTTGCTGTAAATTCTTCAATAGAGTTGGTGTTGCCATAATCTAATGTAATTTCGCCGCATTGAGTGGGAAATGCGTCTACCATTCGATATGATGCAATAACCTCATTCCGACGATTTAATTGTTCAACAGTAAAGTCACAAAAATAATTGTAGTATGGAGAAGAAGCACTCAAGTTCATGCCTCTGAAATAACCCCCACCTCCCATTGCATCACCCAGTTCTTTATTAACCTCATGCTGATTCATGCTATTCATCCAAGTTTCTAACCAGTTACGAATGGCGAAATCTTGGGAATTAACAATAGTGATGTCCCAGGGATTGAACTCTCGATCCCCATGCTCATAAAAAGAACGACCCATAAAAGGAACAGCAATTTCACCTATGATTGAAGCAGGTAATGTGGTTGCTTTTGCATAGAAATAAAAGTCGTTATACTTTTCTTGTTTGAGATGTGCATCAGGAGCAGGTGCCCCGTTAAAGTTGGAAAACACAGGAGTCACTTTAAAAAGAGTGGGACGGACTGATGTGAAGTGGTGTTTAAACGTGTTGATAGTGGTAGGTACTGTGG